GTAAGATGGCTCCGGCGGTAGGGATCGAACCTACGACCAATTGAGTCACGGGTAGTGTTTGTTTTCAATAGGTTACACGATTATTACTGAAATGACTGTTATCATAAATTGGTTTTAAAAGTGCTCTATTAAGTGTTGACGAAAGTGCATAACGCCTGTATCCTTAAAGAGTTCTTTCTTGAGGCTGTATACTATATAGGACTAGGTTAATGACCTATGCTGAACAACTACAGGTAATACAAAGTCTTCACCTAAGAGAAGGGGATAATGTCACCATCCAATGCCCCTTCTGCGGAACCCCAAAGAAACTATCAGCAGCCAAATCGGATGGTAAGCTCATGTGGAATTGCTACAGGGCTAGTTGTAATGGCAGGGGAATATACTCAGGAAGACGTGACCTGCAGACTGCTAAAGATTACATGGCTAATGGAACTAAGATATCAAAGCAACGATATAAGCCCATTCCCAGCCTCACCACACGCCCTGAGAACCACCAACCAGCCCTAGACTACCTTGCATCAGTCAACAGCCTAGAAGCCTACCAGAGAGGCCTCATAGAGGTCAGGTATGCCCCTGCTGAGGATAGAGTGCTGTTTATTCAAGGAGACGGCGCAGTGGGCCGCTCATTAAGCCGTGGCCCTAAGTGGTTGTCTTTTGGCGACCTACCCGCTGGTATCGCTGTGGGTACTGGATCAACAGCAGTCTTAGTTGAGGACACACCATCTGCCTGTAGTATTAGTAGATTACCTAACACTGTTGGGATAGCAATGCTTGGCACAACACTTACCAACCCAATTAAAGAAACTCTTAGTAATTTCAACAAAGTGTATTTTATTCTTGACAAAGATGCAGCACGTAAGGCTATTAAGACACGTAAGTCTGTTTGTTCGCATATAAAAGTGAGGTTTACTCAGAAAGACCTTAAGTGTTTAAGTGTTGAACAAATCAAGGCGGTGTTAACTGTGTAACATATCGGCTCTAGCAACGACACAGCCTAGAGGATGGGGGTGTAAGTACTACAATGAATATCTCAGAAAAATATTTAAAGTTTATCTACAAGGAGCATCATCGGAAGATGGTCTGGAGCAGGATGGTTGTGGCGTGGAACCGCTGCAATATTATTATGCCAGCGCATAAAGTTTTATGTAAAGGTTATCTAAGTGACGAGGGGGTATCATTAAGCGACTGGTTAAATCTCCCGTCAGGTCCACCCAAATTTATTTCATTGAATAACTTTTTAATGCCGTTTAAACGGCTCACAGCAAATACTAATAGAAGAGATAGTAAGCATGAAAGCCCGTGGAATTGCAGTCATTGACATAGACATCGAAGGCTACCGAGAAGCTGCCGAAATAGAAGATCGGCTGAATGAAATAATCAAAGAGCTAGTGGATGGCGATAGTAGAGTAGTCCATTATGCCGTGGAGCTACGTGAACGTAGAGGGGATATCCCTCCTGACATAAAAAAGATGAAGTTCAGAGCGAACTAAAGTCTACCCTTAACTATACTTAATATAAGAGCCTCGCAATCTTTTGCGGGGCTTTTTTTATGTCTGATTGCGTTATACATTGTTACTCTAAGTGCATAACAATGGAATTAGTGATGGATCAGTCTATAGTTAAATCTTGCTTAAGTAATGAGTTCTATACTTCTAACAAATCTAAACTACGGTCATCAATATTTGATGATACTTTAAAGGATGTCTACGAAACCATCGTGCAAATGCATGATAAATTTGAAGTTGATATCAGCCCAATTGAGTTATTTGGATTTTGGAAGGCTAAGAACCCAACCAGTACAGCAGCCCGAACCACTGAATTTGAAGACTTAATTGGATCAATATATAATTCTCAGGCAGTTAATCCTGACATAGCCAGTGATGTTATTGAAAGCCTTTGGCGGCAATCTATTGGGCTGGATATAGCTAACTACGGCATCAAAATGTCAGAGAACGATCCCACTGCTTGGGATGGCCTACAAGCTCTACTAACTCGCGTGGCTGATGGCTACATGCCTGATGATTTTGGTGAGCCTGTCACAGATGATATCTATGAGCTTCTCGCTTGTGTGAGTAATGACAACAGATTTAAATTCAATATCGAAACTTTGAGCAGGGAAGTCTACGGGATCGCCCGTGGAGAGTTTGGCTGCATTGCTGCATATTCTAATGTGGGTAAGACAGCATTTGCAATAAGCCTATCCGCTGGCCCTGCAGGTTTCTGCCAGCAAGGGGCTAAGGTCGGATACCTCGCCAATGAGGAGATAGGTAAACGCACAAAGCTACGAGCGCATCAAGCGTATTGTGGTCTCTCAAAAGAGGAAGTTGAGTTTGATCCAAGGGCAGCTTCTGCAAGATACTCTGGTATAAAAGACCGCCTAATATTTATGGAAATCCAAGGGTGGGATATGGCTAAATTAGATGCCTATCTCAGCAGAGAGCAATATGACTTAATCTTTGTAGACATGGCCGACAAGATCGAACTGTCTACTAAATTCAACAGCGGTCATGAGCGTCTCCGGGAGTTGTACTACCGACTAAGGGAACTTGCTAAGAAGCATAACTGTGCAATCATTGGACTATCACAAGCCTCTGCTGAAGCTGAAGGTAAGACACGCCTCACGCCTACGATGCTCGAAGGTTCTAAAGTTGGGAAAATTGCCGAATGCGATATTCTCCTTGGCGTAGGTAAGATGGACAGCCCTGAGAAACCTGATGATCCTACTCGCTGGATTACAGTAATGAAGAATAAGATCAGCGGTTGGCACGGAACAGTTATTTGTAATCTCGACATCAAAACTTCGCGGTATGAAATATGATAGATCATAACATTCACTCAATCCTAGCTGTACTAGAAGGCTCTAACAAAGTCACTTGCCCAGAACTTCAGGGCGCACCCTTTGTGCAAACTAATAGAGGCAGTCTGATAGGCACATTAGCAAGGATGCTTATCCTAGACGGGTATAACCCAGACCGTATTCTAATAGTCCAGAGAGGACCAACAATCTGCTTTGAGCCTATGTCGCTAAGGGCATGGTCGAAGATGTCTATCTCAGAAGGTGACACTAGTATTCGCTCAATCCCATTCAAGCAAGATCAACGGTGGGGGGATAATGACTAAAATCCTTATCGGAGACCTTGAGACCACCGTTAAGCGCATCGATGGCAGGATAGACAATAGCCCATATAACCCAACCAATCGCCTTGTCGCGGCTGGGTGGGGGTTCTTGGGATGGGATGATCTGGAAGACTACCAGCATTCAATTTATCACCATGACGAGTGCATTACTCCTGACAGCGTAGATGCCTTTCAATCTGCTTTAGATGAAGCTGATGTGGCTGTATTCCATAATGCCAAGTTTGATGTCAGTTGGCTGCTGGAAATGGGCTTTCGTATCCCAGATAAAATTGTCTGCACAATGAATGCCGAATATCTTCTGGCTAAAGGGCAGCGAAAGAAGCTGTCCTTAAAAGAGACTGCACTCAGACGTGAGCTTACTAACCTCAAGAAGAGTGATTTGGTTGATGAGATGTTTAAGGACGGTACAGGCTTTGAGTCTATGCCTCTGGATACCGTCACTGAATATTTAGAAGCTGATATCAGAACCACTGCTGAACTCTACTTACGTCAGCAGGATGACTTTCAGGCTGAGGAAAATAAGTCACTACTCACGGCAGTAGACCAGATGAATGACATGCTGATGTTTCTGGTCGAGATCGAAAGGAACGGATGCCAGATTGATCTACAAGTCTTGGCTAAGGTCGAAGAGGACTTTGTAAAAGAAAAGGCTGAATTAACCTCGCGCCTGACTGAACTCGTTCAAGACGTGATGGGAGACACACCTATTAATCTTAACAGTGGTGTGGATATGACTAAGGTCATTTACTCCCGTGAAGTTAAGGATCGTCTCGCGCACATACAGACGTGGAATATTGGCACTAATGAAGCTGGTATGTCACTTAGACCTCCGCGCATGTCTTCTGGGCAGTTTATTGATGCAGTCAGGGCCACCACTCAGATCGTCAAAAAGACGATGGCGGTGCGGTGCAATGACTGTGGTGGCGTAGGTTCAACCCAGAAATATAAGAAAATTACCAGACAGAAGAATGGTAAGAAGTATTACCTGACAGGTGATCCATATAAAACTCGCAGCAAATGCCCAACCTGCGAAGGTATTGGTGCTGTTTATGTCAGTACTGGGGTTACAGCGGGGCTTAAGATGTCTCCAACCAGCCCAGTGGATGCCAGTATCAACGGATTTAAGTCCGATAAAGAGACAATCAAAGCCTTAATTCAACAAGCCGAGCGTAAAAAAGACGCACTAGCTGTTGAGTTTTTAATTAAATTATCCCGCCTTTCAGCCATATCTACTTACCTAGATAGCTTTGTCGCGGGTTTAAAACGAGGAACTCGCGCAAATGGAATACTTCATGCAAATTTCAACCAATGTGTCGCTGCTACTGGTCGCCTCTCTTCTAGTAACCCTAATGCTCAAAACTGGCCCAAGAGAGGGTTCCCTGTACGGTCTTCTATTGTCAGTAGGTTTGATGATGGCCTGTTACTAGAGGCTGATTACTCAAGTCTTGAGATGGTTGTCGCATGTGAATTGGCGAGAGATGGTCAAGGCATAGCCGACATCCTTGAAGGTAAGGATATTCACAGACAAACAGCTAGTATTGTTAACCAGAAGCCTCCTAAAGACGTAACTAAAGTAGAGAGACAGGGAGCAAAAGCATATACATTTTTACCCCTTTTTGGTGGTACAGGGAATGGAGAGCCGCGCCACATCAAGGCATATTTTGACCGCTTCTACAGCATTTATGAGGGTATCAAGGTTTGGCATGACAGCCTCATGCGCGGTACACTTAAGAATGGGATCGTGCAGACGCCTTCGGGCCGACAGTATTACTGGCCTAATGTAGTTAGGACACGGGGTGGTAGGGTCAGCTTTGCCACACAAATATTGAATTACCCAGTTCAGGGCTTCGCTGCTGACATTGTACAGATCGCATGTATTAGGGCATTGAGGTTGTTTAAGCAGCAAAATCTACGCTCTAAAATCATCCTAACTGTCCATGACAGCTTGGTCTCAGATACCCACCCTGATGAAATAGATCAAGTAAAAGCAATCCTGACCACGGCTATGACTGAGGTCGGAGAAGAGCTTGAATCTCGCTTTAATTACAAGGCAGTAGTACCTCTTAAAATTGAGATTTCCAGAGGTAAAAATTGGCTGGATCAAGAGGAATATACTTGATCAAAGTGCTTAACTATCGTATAATGAATGACATTGTAAGGGAAACAGTAATGACTGAACTAGTTCTACAAGAAAATGGTTTATCGATTGATGAACTGAATGCCCAATTAGGCGTAGTCTCTAAATCTACCACTACCACAGCCAAGTTAAAGATCGTACATAACGCTCTAGATGGGAGCGGTACTCAACTGACTTTAGGGTCATTCTACACCACCACAGACGGGGAGAAAGTTTACGCCACTGAAGGTGTGCGGCTGAGGGTATTAAGCTCCAAGATACAGTACCAGCATTGGGGTGATGATGGTCTTATAAACAAGTCCATTTTGGTTGATAACCAGAGGACTGAGGCCCGTGATCAGCTAGGTGGTTATATGTGTGGGATGCCTACATTTGAACAGAGCCAAGCTATGACCCCAGATAAAAGGGCCGAGTTTGTAGGTCGTGACAGGTTTAGGATCATTCGGGGCTTGGTTACCTATACAGGTAAGACCGCAACCGGAGAAGAGAAGACTATCACTAATCTCCCTGTGTTACTGTCTTTGAAGCGCAAGAATTATGGGCCATTCTTTTGGGATGTAATAAAAAAAATACCGAAAACTTCTGCGACATATGACTATGAGTGTGTGCTGTCTGCTGAGAGGCATACCACCCCAAAAGGAGCGAGTTACTATGTTATGCGATTTGCCCCCGACCTTTCTAAGAAAATTCCAATCGATCAATTGACCTACGACAGCTTGCAGCATGTCGCTGGTTTGATTATTGAAGAGAATGCTAAGATTGAAAAGGCATTTAAGTATGCTCATATGCAGCAAGATGATGAGGAAGAAGCTGCACGGATTATGGATGCAGTAGACACTTTATCTGGCGATTATTGATCCTCCGACATGGGTATCATTAAGGATATGAGTAACGAGATGTACCACTCGACCAGTGGTATAAGCTCTAGCGCAGTTAAAACTGTATACAAGAAATCTTTAGCCCACTGGAAAGGTGAGAAGCGTACTCAAACCGCTGCTTTCACGATTGGCTCTGCCACACATGCCGCATTATTAGAACCAGAGAGAGACCTTCTGGTTAAGGGCGGTAAGACCAAGAACACTAAGACATGGCTGGGGCTGAAAGCTGACCTAAAACCAGATCAGGTACTACTAACTGAAGTAGAATATCATGTGGTTAATCGCATGGCTACGTCAGTGCTTAGTAACAATCTATGTAGGAATATTCTGAAAGATAAAGACCGACAGAATGAAGTCAGTATCTTCGCAGAAGACCCTTTCACTGGGCTGGTTATTAAGTGTCGGCCTGACTGCATGATTGAGCATGAGGGTTCACTGTATGACGTTAAGACTACCCAAGATGCCAGCCCACACGGGTTTGCGCGAGAGTGTCAAACTTATGCGTATGACTTACAAGCTGCTCATTACATTTGGACGTGCCAGAAAGCTGGACTTACTCACATAAAGAACTTCTCGTTTATTTGTGTTGAGAAGTCTGCTCCTTACGCCAGCCATATCCACCATGTATCAGAAGAGTTACTTGAATCAGCTACTGAACGAATGCACCGAACATTAGCTGTAATTGCCGAAGCCGAAGTTAAAGATGATTACGGTACTGGTTGGGGTGAGTATACGATCTTAGAGAAACCTAAGTGGCTATAACCACCTCATCGGCTAAGGCAAAGGGTCGGCGTCTCCAGCAATTTGTGCGGGATACAATCTTAGGATTATACCCCAAACTTGAGCCAGATGATGTCCGATCCACTAGCATGGGTGCTGGCGGCGAGGATGTTCAACTTAGTCCCGCTGCCAGACGCCTATTCCCTTATTCAGTAGAGTGTAAATCTTACAAGCACTTCGCGGTCTATAAAGTCATAGATCAAGCTGCTGAGAATTGCCCCAAGGGTGCTTCTCCAATCTGCATCATTAAAGGGGATCGAAAGAAGCCTCTCGCAGTAATGGACGCAGACCTGTTTTTCAAATTAGTAAGTAAAAGGTGAATAATGCCAATACCAAAAAACCAAATACAGTTTACCTTAAATGTGGATCAAACTTCGGACACGCTGAATTTAAAAGTAGAGCATAATCTCTCAGCTACCATGTATGAAGATCAGCATGAGTTTTACCTCGACCTTATCAATGGGTTGATCAGTAAAATTAATACTGGTGCAGATGAACTGGCATTTCAGGGTAGTTTACTCAGAGAGCTTTCAAATCTTAGAAGTATTATCGATGATTTGGATGAGGATGATGACGAGGGCATTACCTTTGAACCTGATGAGATGCTACTTAAAGCTCTCAAAGACCGTAAGGTTATTAGCATCAAGAAGAAGATGCACTGATGGCAAAGTGGACAGACAAAGACTGGCATCAAGGTTCAATAGACCAGCCTACCGACCGTAAGAAGGTAGCCTCTGATGGAGCCTCTACGTCATACTACAAAATACCCTGTCATGCAGATGAGCTACGACATCTTATCTCATATAAAGCCATGTCCAAGTCCCGTGGAGACATCTTCAAGGCCTGTTACCGTCTTGGAGAAAAGGCGGGAGTAGACATTGGCTATGACCTCCAGAAAATGAAGTTTTTCATTAATGATTTAATTGAAATGCATCAGAGGGGTGAACACTTATGATCACTAAACAAGACATCGATGATTGTGCGGAAGATCGCCTAGCAGGAATACTCGAAACTTTTAAGCAGGTAAAAGACCTGCCTGATGATCCTGTAGACGCATATTTGGATGATACACCACTGCAGATGGTCCGACAATTTGCCACTTCTATGGATCATCCTTTGGACGAGAATTGGTACTTTAACCTTAAGCTAGAGGATATGCGATTTAGCTTAATACGCGAAGAGTTTGGCGAAGTGTCCGACGAGAGTGGCCTAGGTAATCACCCAGCGGGGATGCTTAAGGAATTAGCTGACCTCATCTACGTGACCTATGGATATGCAGCTACTTACGGCTGGGATTTGGACGAGGCTGTTAGGCGTGTCCACGTCAGTAATATGTCCAAGCTAGGTGTCGATGGCAAACCCTTAAAACGACCAGATGGCAAAGTTCTCAAAGGCCCGAATTATAAAAAACCCAATCTATCAGATTTAGTATGAGAGTATTAGTATGAAAAACGAGTACGGGCCTACACTGCCCATTTCCGAAGAAATTCACGCCATGAAATACCGCTCCGAAGGCGAGAGCTTTCGTGATGCCATGACCAGAGTGGCAGCGGCACTACAAGACGATGAAGCACATTTTAACAACTTTAGAACCATTCTATATAACCAGCGGTTCCTGCCAGCAGGTCGAGTGCAAAGTGCTATGGGCGCACCTCGCAAGGTGACGCCCTACAATTGCTTTGTATCCACCACCATTGAAGATAGCATGGAAGGTATTATGGGCGCAGCCAAGGACGCTGCCAAGACCATGCAACTGGGGGGTGGCATTGGATATGACTTCAGTACCTTAAGACCGCATGGAGCTTTAATACGCAGCTTGGAGAGCCGCTCTAGTGGTCCTCTTTCCTTCATGGGCATATTCGACAGCATCTGTAAGACTATTGCCTCTGCAGGTCACAGACGTGGCGCTCAGATGTCATGCCTAAACGTGTCCCATCCCGATATCGAGAAGTTCATACGGGCTAAAAACAATTCTACAGAATTGACGCAATTTAATATGAGCGTTGCCGTAACGGATGAATTTATGACTGCTGTCAAAAATGATACCGACTTCGATCTCGTATTTGAGGGCCGTGTACACAAAACGGTAAGCGCCACAGCCCTTTGGGATGACATCCTTCGCAGCACATGGGATTGGGCAGAACCGGGCATTCTGTTTATTGACAGGATTAACCGCAAGAACAATCTACATTATTGCGAGACTATTGCCGCAACTAATCCTTGCGGAGAACAGCCACTACCACCTTATGGAGCATGTCTACTTGGTTCATTCAATCTAACCAAATACATCAGCATGATGCCTGACGGCAGTTACGCTTTTAACATGCAGATGCTTAAGAATGACATCCCTCACGTAGTAAGGGCTATGGATAATGTCTGCGACAGGGCAACCTTCCCTTTGCCAGAACAAGAGCAAGAGGCTCAGAATAAACGCCGTATGGGGCTGGGGGTAACCGGCGTAGCTAATGCTCTTGAGGCTATGGGTCATGAATACGGATCAGATGACTTCATCCACTGGATGGAGAAGATCATGACGGTAATTCGGGACGGATGCTATATGACATCAGTATCCTTAGCAGTCGAGAAGGGGGCATTCCCTCTTTATAATCCCAGCTATCTGGATTCCGACTTTGCAAAGACTTTACCTGCCAGCATTAGAGCATTGATTTCCACTCATGGTATCCGCAATAGCCACCTATTGTCCGTAGCTCCTACTGGCACAATCAGCCTAAGTGCGGATAACGTAAGTAGTGGGATCGAACCTGTATTCTCGCACAGCTATGACCGCACGATCCAAACCTTCGACGGGCCTCGCATAGAGACAGTAGAGGATTACGGATATAGGGAGTTTGGAATTAAAGGTAAAACCGCTGATGGATTAAGCGTGTTTGATCACGTCAAAGTTTTAAATTCAGCATCTAAATTCGTAGACAGTGCCTGTTCTAAGACTTGCAATACCGGAGATGACGTTAGCTGGGAAGACTTTAAACGGGTCTACATGCAAGCGTATGAGGGCGGTGCCTCTGGATGTACCACCTTTAGAGCATCCGGTAAAAGATACGGAATTTTAAATGCATCTGCCTCAGAAGATGTCGTTGAACAACCTCCCGTGGAAGAAAACCAAGATTTTGTCGAGGAAGGCGGTGCCTGTTACTTCGATCCAGCAACAGGTCTCCGCAAGTGTGAGTAAACTCAGGAGAGTATATACATGTGGGTATATGTAGTCGTTTTAATAGAATTAGGGTTGTACAATGTTCATGCCCCTAATGTCGTGTTTAGACATAAGTCAGCTTGCGAACAGTGGCAGGAATTTGATAAAAAAAGGCTCGAAGCTACTGCCCCAAGCCCTGACCATAGAATGTTATCCATGTGTGTTATGTTGCCTCAAGAAGTCTAAAATAAGATGACTTAAAGTAATGTGCTACTTGATCTTTAGTATATAGTAGCATATCTAACTATCAAGCATGGCAAAGATTGGTCGCTATGTTTGTTGGTTGAAACCCCTGCTTTGGTTGGCGGGGGTTTCTTTATTGGAAGGCCGCTTCCATCTGGTCATCTACCGTGACAGTCGGACGCCTATTGTCTTCAGTATTACCGCTCAGTGCAGATGAAGTTGCAATAGGGGCTTGTGAAGCTCTTGCGGCTATCCCTGAAACAGTTTTCTTAGTGGCATCTTTAGCTACCTTAGCTACTGCCTGTCCTTTACTCAGACCTTTAAATTCTGATCCATACTTCAGGAAGAACTCTTTCAGACCATCCATCACACCCCTACGTATAGCTGGGTTCTTCTGCATGAGACCTAGAAGTGTTCTAGGCTGCAGCATAAGCGTCTTCATGCTCTCCAGTTTATTACCTGTAGGAAGGTCAGCGACTATCTTTCTAAATGCTGCAGAACCAATGGCTGCTGCCTGAAGCTGTGACCCCTCGCCCATACCAAACATGGCACCAAAGTTAGCACCGAATATCCTAGCTGAATTAGTAACTAGGTCTCCGGTTCCGGTGACAGCTTGGGCTATTTGAGTTGGGTCCATAGTACTTTTCTGGATACGCAAACCCTCTGCAATCAGACCTCCAATGGCCTGAGTTTCTTCTTTGCTTATGACGCCTAGTTCTTCCATGACATCTAAGATGCTCTGGTCTCCAGACCTCCCGCTTAGTGGTCGGGTTAGCTCTGTAGTTAACTTAAAGAAGTCAGGATTATTTCCGGTCTTAGAAGACTCGAACAGCTTGTCTATTGTAGCCATACGCAAGTCTCTTAATTCGTTTGGTAAGCCCATAGCCTCATTAGCTAATTTAGTATAATTCTCGACAGGGTTCTTAGAGGTCAGAACCTCACCGATTGCATCAGGAAGTTTGCCTGTTTCAGCTATGGCAGAGAACTGCTTAAACATCTCGTCTGCAACTCTCTGGGCATCTACCAATCCAGTTAACTCAGCTTGGAAGTCAGGGAATGCCTTTAATACCTCTGCGTTCTCTTTATCTGACATAAACTGTTCTACTTTAGCAGCATCAATAGTATTGTCTGTATTCTTCAGCTTCATGACAGAACCACGCAAGAAGTCTTCTTGAGCCGCTGACATTGTCGGACCCAAGTCTACTGTCGCAGCGTCATCTAATATAGCTGGGACGTTGCCTATTTGACCGCCTTCATTAATCGCAAACTCGTCTACTGTCTCAGGAGATGCCTTCTCTGTAGCTGGGTTAAAATACTCTTCCCCTGCTGGACCTCTGCCCTGTGCCGCAGCCGTTGCCCTAGCTTCTTCAGCCATAGCTGTTTTACCTTGGGCATCCATCTCCTTAGCAAACTCCTCAAGGTCATCTGCAAAACCTCTGAAGGCATCAGCGTCATCTGGCCTGTCTCGCGAGTCTAACCTAGACGTATCCCCACTAGCCTTAGTTGAAGGAGATTGGTCTCTAGCGACAGGGCCAATGTCTGCATCTGACTGACCGAAGCGAGTGATGGCTTGAGGTATTACTACATCATTAGGATTTTGCCCTAGTTTCACTGCCTTCTCTGTAGCCCACTGTGAGTATGCCTTTGCAAAGTCCTGTTGCTTAACGGTCTCTACCCTTGGCCCCATCTTATCTGCAAATTCAGCACCTTCTTTAAGCTCCCCCATGTTCAAAGCTCTATCAGTCTCTGAGCCAGACATTGCAGATTCTAAAACCTGCTCTTCTCGTATTGCAGTGCCTCCAGTAGAGGCTTTCTCCATTGCATCTAAGTTAAAATATCTTGTGAATCTTTGGTTCATTTCGGCACTAAATCTAAGTGCAGCGTCTAAGGAATCCCCGCCCTTTTCGTATGGAATTGACTTTAATTCATCCATAGCGGAGTTAGCTAATTCATCAAATATACCCGCCTGATGGAAGTCTTTATCAGCCGCTGCTTGGCGTGACGCTGCAAGCATACGTGACCTAAACGCCCTGACCTTCTTAACAGTCATAGGGCCATCGCCCCTCGCCTGTTGGTAAATGTTGCTTATTACTGCATCAAGCTGACCGCCACCAGCAATGGTCTCCCCCGCTAATATACGTTTGCTAATCAGAGACTCTATTGTGTTGGCTATAGTCCCGCCATCAGTAGTCAGGCTAGGGTCAATACGATCAAACAGGTAAGTCTCCATAGCGCGGATAGTACCCTTAGCCTCGAATAGGGTGCGTTGAGCCACGCTAGAAGCCTCTGTCTGGCTTACATTAGGTCCAAGCTCAGATACTCTAGACTTTGCCTCAGCCTGTGCAGAGTTAATTCTGGTATCAAGCAGGTTCTGGAAATATCTATTCCTAAGAGTATTAGCGGCGGCGGTGTTACCTGCACTAGCTAGACGCTCTGAAGTAAGGAGTATTTGATTAAGTGCGGTATTAAGCTCCTTAATTACATCACCTGAGAAACTTGCGTCTTGTGATACTAGAGCATTCTGCACCCCGACCAATAGAGGGTTATCAGTAAGAGTACCCGCTGGTAGGTTTACCCCTTCTACTGGACTTGTTTCCCCAAGAGCCATTGAGGTCTCTAGGTCTTGCATAATCCTTTCTGGGGTATGTGCATCGGCATCTGCCATAATCCTGTCGAACAATGCCGTGTCACCGGACTGTTGCGCTACATCGGCTCTGTCAATCAGCAGGTCTCTCTGAGCTTTAGCTGCTATGAGAATATCATTTACAGCACCTTTATTAGCAGCACCCTTGCTTACTGCAGCTACTAAGCCTTCCATAGACTTACTTACAGCAGAACTTACCCCGCCAACTTTACTGGCTCCTGAAGCTACGTTACCGCCCAGTATAGAGCCTATAAACTCTGCGCCCATGATGGCCCAAGGATTATCCCCCAGACCAATTGCCTCAGTGAATGCTGCTAGTCCAGCCGCTGTACCAGAAGCCGCTGTCTCTACGTTTCTGAATTTAGTAGGGTTAGCTGCAGCCTCTGCGACTAGAGGATTACTAAGGCCTATGCCTAACTTAGCTAATTTTAGAACCGAGGCGGCTGGGACTAAGTTTTCTGTCAGAACTCTCCCGACCTGAAACGCTGGCCTTAATTCTTGAGAAAGCTCCTCTCTACTATCTATATAAGTGTTGTCTTCTTTAGGCGTTATATTAAGGGCATCGTAAGTGGCTTCTAAACCATCCCTGATAGACTGCCCCCCGCCAATGGGATTAGGGTCTGAAAGCCAAAAGTCTTCTGGGTTAGTACTTGCATCTCCCCCAGCCGCATTAATAGCGCTACGGACAAGGCCTTCACCGGCCTGAAAGGGGGCATTCATAAAGTCCACGGGTAAGCCGAGTAAGTTTGTCCCTGCAGTACCTACGCTCTTAAGAAGGGCGTCTCCTTGAGAATCTACTCCAGTATCAACCACATTACCTGACAGGATGAAGTCTAGGAGTGCAGTGGAGCTAGTGGTTTCAAGTCGGGGAGCTAAGTCAAAAGGCTTCCCATCCATTTTAAAGGAAGTGCCAGCCTGTTGGACGATGTCGTTTAATATAGTTTCATCATCTTCAGAGGCTCTTCTCTGCTGTAGACTTTCTAGGTCTAACTCTCCTGAAATAGGCTGAGGGTTTGCAGTTTGTTGAACTTCTGTTTCATACGAAGGTATATTAAATTCATTAGTGTCCTCATCTTCAGCATATGAAGGAATTACAAATTCATTATCTTCCATAATTACTCTCCAAGTGTCGATTGGTGGGCTGCAGCTTCTGCGCCAGTACTAAAAGTCTTTCCATCAGAAGTTGTAAACTTATTAGCAGAGGCATCAGGGTATTTATTTTTAAACTGTCGTAACGCCTCTATCTCAGTAGCCTTCGGGTTATCTTTATTTAACCTAAGAAAGTCTGCCACAAAGACCGCCTGATCTGGGGCTGTACCAGAAGAATTTTTCACAGGGGGGTTTTCTGGAATAAAGGCTTCCCGTTTGGGTTCTAATTGCCCATCTATAAACACACTTCCCGTAACTTGATTTGACTTACCATCTCCTTCCATAGACTTAATAACTTTGGCGTATAATTCAGATAGAGGTCTCAGAGATTCAAGTGCTACGTTAGCTTTACTTTCAGCAGTCGTACTAATACCAGTGCCTCTTGTAGCAATGTTTTCTTGTCCCAACATAGCCTGATCAAGTAACGCCTTAATGTCTTTAAAATTACGCAAAGCATCAGGCTTACTTGAAAAGAACTGACCGGATTTAGGTAATAATGTTTCAATTTCTGCTTTTAGGGAGACACTATCTCTGAGACCAGCAAACCCTGATATAATATTGAATTTAGTTACCTTACCTAAAGCATTTAATGTGCTGGTTGCTTCGGCAGAATCTTTCATCCCCGTTTTATTAAACACACCAGTAATTGTATTTACGATTTTACCAGTAAATCCTTCAGGGCCAAATGCTGCTGCAATATCTTCTAGATCATTAATTCGACCAGAAAACCCAGCTTCCGCTAAGGCTTCTTCAAGTTCTAGTTTTGCAACTTCTAACTCCTGTATTTCCTCTGTAGTTAAGGATGCAGTATTTACCCTAGAAGAGGCCTCACCAGTAGTCTCTCCTGTAATAGAAGAAGTTTCTCCAGTACCTGTATTAACAGTTATAGGCCTTCCAAATCCATCAGAAGTAATTTTCAAACTTCCGGTAGCAATAGCTAAAGCCATATCTTCTGGTATCCCTCCTTCTATGAGAAGGTCAATTTCTGCCCTTTTGTTAATCGTAGATGCCGCACTCAGTGTGCTTTGGATGATAGGCTGCTCAATACTGAACCAATCAGTGGCCTCTTTTACTTCATTAACATCACTGGAATTAAGCATCTTAGAGAATTTAATTATATCAGCACTATAGTTAGCTGTGGTGTATGAACCCTGCGTCTCTTCTACTGTCTTAATGGATGCAGCCCAATTCTTCTCAAACTCAGACATCTTAGCCTGTACTTCTTCAGGCTTTAGGGTGTCTAACTGGTTAGATACTATGAAGGCGTCTAAGGAAATTTGCTTGGCGGTCTTAGTCTTCTCAGTCTGACCTGCCCGTTCACTTTCTACTGCAAGCGACTTCAATCTTGTGAATTTAGTAAGTTTTTTAGCGTTTTCAGGTTTAGCAAAATACTCAGCGTTGTTATTAAAGTATTGGTCTAATTCCAGAACTGACTTACCTATTAGTTGATCTAAGTTTCCTGTCTCTAGATTATCTCTAGCCCCGTAAGCTGCATTGACAGCTTTAAAGGCTTCTGTTTCAGGACCACCTATAAGACCAGAGTCCATAAGCGTCTTAAGAGCAATTGGGGTCATCTTAGCCAGTGCGTCAGGCTTTTGCCAAAATTTCTTATCGACTTCGGCTGTTGATGTAGCCACCTTCCAGCCTTTTTCAAACTCAGCCATCAGTTCCATTCTAGGATTGGCCTCAAGAGAATTAGCACCTGTCTGTTCTACATACGCAGCCAAGGCCCTTTGCTTGGCAGTAGCACTCTCCTTGCCTTTTTCTGCGTATTCTTCTGCAATACTACGCATGTCAGTAAGAGTATTTTTTTCAGCCGCACTTAATCTACCTGCATTGGCTTTAATATACTGATCTATTTTTTGAGGATCAGCACCGATAAGCGTCTCAATACCTGCCTTGCCTTCTTGTACTAATCGTATTTCCAAGAACCCGTTAATAGCTTTATAGGCTTCGCTACCTTCTGCATAATTACCAGTGCTTAAAAATGCCTCAAGTGTATTAGCATCGTAGTTAGACAGTTTAGTATCATCCTGCCAGAAGTTGGGTTCTGCTTCTCTAGCTGTAGCAGCGGCTAGTCTGGTATTTACCCATTCATAATCTTCAGGGGCGGTTTCTTTGTCTATATCCGCTAATAAGTCGGCGAAGTAATTACTGCCTTCACCCACCATACTTGAGTGAGGAATGCCATTAATCTTCTTGTCCCAGCCATTAGCTGCAGCAACTTCTTTTATTTGAGCTACGGCTTCAGCATTCCCTGAAAGTTCTTCAGTTCGCATTTTTCCAAGGTAGTTGTTCTCAGTCACAGATTCCAAGTCGTATGGCTCCGTCTGCACACCAAACTGGATCATGTCAGGATCAATATCAATACCACTATTATTGTTTCGTGTTTCCAATATTTCTGCGTTGCTTTTTTCCTCGTCTACTTTACGAACCACAGGTTTTCCATCAGGGAATGTTCGCATAGTACCATCAGAGTCTTTAATCGGAGTAGGTACACTAGGCGCAGGAGCCGGAGGCACAGCCCTTTTAACGGTGGACGTTTTATCCATGAAAGTAGTCAAGTCACTAATACCAGAAAAGCCACCATCCCTAACCACACCCAGTACAGAATTCATATTCTGGGCTGTTGGATCAACAGCATTACTGGTTATCCATAGGTTAGCGAGCGCAGTGTCTTTCTTATCCTGTTTGTCTTGTGCATCCTGTTTCGCCTTGACCATACGACCATTTGCACGAGCCTCTCGTCGGGCTTCTAAACGCTCCTGACGTTCTTCTTCATCCTGCTTCTTTACTCCATAGGCGAGTTCATCAAAGAAGCCGCCCCAGACATTTGTCTTTTCTTTGTATGCCCCAGCAGCAATATTAGACTTTACCTTAGCAGCCTCTGATTTAAACGACATCGTCTTCTACCTCTTCTACTGGAGCCTCTGGAGCCTCTTCAATGCCTACGGAGCCAAGCATCTCGTTTTGTTCGTCTTGCGAAGCTGTCATCTGGTCAGGCGCACTCATTAGACCACCGGACATTTCGGCAACGTCTGGTGCTTGTATATTCTCTTGCTCAACCTCTTCATCCTCATCTAGGATGCCAAGAGCAACTTTTAACAAACTGGGAGTGAGTACCATACGATCTTTATCCTCAACGCCCATCTCGTATTTTATGCCCACATCTTTAGCGATAATCTCAATGTAACGTGCGAGAGGTCCAGCTATTAGGACCGCCAAATCAATCCCAATTTTACCTTTTGAAACTGTCTGGAGTAGCAGAGTAGTCACGATAGTAGTTATATGCGCGTCGATGCCCAGCATCGCATGGACTGTCTCAATCTCTTCAGGTTGATCAATCTTATCAATGAGGTAGCTGACAGCATCATCGTAATCCACAATGTCTGGTGGCCTATGCCAAGCATAATTACGTGTGTCTGACAAGAAATTAGCACCGGGGATTGGAGCATCAAGATTCATTTTCTAGCTCCTTCAATTTGTCTTTTTTGCTTTTGGTAGGCTCATCCAGCAACTCTTCCTCTAGCTCATCAAAATATTCTGGCGTGTAGACCAAGCCATCTTCTTTGAGTTCACTTGTTTTCATCGGCATTTTGCCTTTGAGAAATACTTTTATTGATTTTTTAACTGCCTCATTAAATGTCATTATTGATAACTCCGTAGTTTACTCGCAGATAACCGTCTGGCCCCTCGACTACCGCCTCTGGATGAGTTTTCTGAACTTCTTGCGCTATAACTCCGAATGTCGGGTGCTTATCTGCACCAATCCTTACCCCTTCAGCATTCCAATCCCACGTATAAAAGTTTATGCCTTTCAAGGTGTCGTAGTGTTGGACATTTTCTTTAAGTCGGATGTCTGAATCAAATATCTTGGTCAGCCAACCAGAGCCAGTTTTAGTTCCAAGGTAAGCACCACCCAAAGTAAATAGGCCGCTCAAAAATCCACCACCAGAAGATTTGCCGGATTGAGCATCCATCTGTGCAATGAGCAATCTAAGTTCTCGTTCTTGGTCTGAGTCAGTAGTTTTCCAGATGTAATCCAAAAGATTGTCGGAACTATCCCAAATGTTGTTCAACGCTTCCTGCGATAAATCCAAACCATTTTTAACATCTGTCGTGTGTGCCTCGACTTCGTTAGCGTTATTAGTGGTTTCTACAGTTTGTCGCCATTTAACATTACTTACATCAATATTATATTGCATCTCTGAGAGAAATTTTTCTCTAATAGTTTTTATTTCTCCGTTAAATTCGGCTGCATCGTTCATCTCCCCCGCATTAAATTTAGCGAGAGTGTTTGTTTCGGAAGAGTTATGTCTTTCAATCGCCACTTGCAGTTCAGAGTAGAATTTATTTATTTCGTTTTCACTCTCCGCAGTAAATAGGCGGGAAGCATTTTCTGCTTTGGTGTTTTCAAATAGTGCTTGTATATAAGCCTCTTTGTTAACCTTTTCCGCTTGTTGCTCATTTGAAAGATTAGTTAAATCCATTTCTAAAAATGATTTGGCATTTTGAACCGCTGCCGCAGAACGAGCGTCTAAATTTGCTACCTCTAGATTAGCCAGCACGGAAGCCTTATTTATGATAGCCTCTTGTCTGTTATCTAGATTTTTCGTTGTAAGGGTCTGGAAGAATTTCGCATCGGATTCTGCTATTCCGAGAGTAGCTTCCATGATCGCGTTTGATAATGTGGCTATGGCTGCTGTGCCACTGATGCCGGTAAAAGCAATCGACTTATTTGCATCTCTTGCAAGGCTTTGCGCCCACGGCGGTATTACCGGATTTCCATTGCTGTCCTTGAACTCGTCAGAGATGATTTTCATTTGGCCGAGGGTGGTGGCCTTGCTGTCAGTATAATTCCCCTCACCCAGTTTCTGTGCCAGTAGCTTACCGGCAATAGTCGTAGTATCAATAATTTGAGAGATGCTTTGCGTTTCGAAGTCGTTTAAAGCCTCACCCAGTACGCTTGTCGTGCCATCCTTATTCACGCCGGTAGCTGCGCCGACCATATCAATAGTATAATCTTCAGCGTTTACTTGAGCCTCATCGCTCACAGTACCCGTCTGAGCGTCCATCAACATAGCGTTTGTAATTACGTTAGTATCGGCAGTATATGTTGCGGCGTCTGGTTTAGTTTCATCACCTACTAAGCTAGTCGCTCCTGTTTGTGTAGCTGTGTAAGACGGATCATCACCAAGTTTGTACGCATCCTTCGCCGGATCAAGTTCAGTACCTTCGGCGTCAGGGTCGATCTCCGTTATAATGTCAGATAATGTTAGCTTACGATCTGATAGAAACTTTTCTGGATCAGCAGCAATAGCTACCATGTCTGCTTGATTGAGAGTAACACCCGCATCTTTTGCCATCTGCAAAACAGCCGCAGACGTTATCATTCCATCAGAAATCTCGCCTTCTTCATTAGCGTTATCTTCTTCGTATTTCTGCAATTCTTTCAGCGCACCATCGTCGCCCTCACCTTCGGCTTCTGCAAATTTCCTGTCGTAACCGGATTTAGCAGTGCTAGGGTCAAAGCCAGTATCCCCTTCTTTTTTACCATTTGCATCTTTTACAATAGAATTAGCGTCTACAACTTTTCCCCCTATGATTTCTACTTCATAAGGCTGTCCAAGAAAATTGTACGAGTAAGTAAGCCCCGGCACATTATCAACTTCAGGTTTAGTGTACACCATTCTGCCGTTAACATCTTTGGATGAGTTTGTCTTTGGGTCAATCCCCATAGTCCAACTTGTAAACTTTCCCAGAGCCTTTGGAATTAATGACAGAGGACTCAATATCCCCAGAGCAGCATCGTCTAATCCAAATTCTGGGGCTGTACCTTTGGGTACATATTCCGTTACCGTACCATCGGCGTTTAGGGTTGCATTGGTTTTGACATTGTTGCCGCTACCTGTGTATACAGAGTTACCCTGCCCATCATTTCCATAACTGCCATCATCATTTTGAGTGACAGTTTTACCTGCCTTAGCGCCATCATCATATGTAAGTGTTCCAGAGACGTAGGAAGCCCCGTCCTTCGGAGTAAATGTATTTGCAACACTTTCTGTAAAACTGTTACCATCGCCAAAATTATCTGACCATATGCCCATTAGATTTTATCCCTTTCTGCATGGCAGCGCCGCAACCGGTCCCGCAAATAAATATAATTCTTCACAGCTTCATCGATTGCCGTAGATGCGGCATCTAGACTTTCTAATTCGTCTGCTAGTTGGTTATTAAAACGCTCGTCATACTGCTTTATGTTTGGACAGTAGATTTCGAGTTTGGTTCTATAAACCGTTTGAGCGCAGCCTGTCAGTAACAGACTTGCGGTCAGTAAGATTGTCAGTTTCATGCTCTGCCATATTCTTGTAGAAATCAGACGCTTTATTCTGCGCCTCTAGTTCGTCTTTTAAGACTTTATTCTTTTCTTTAGCTCTGCCCGTAATTTGACCCACTACATAGAGAATAGGTAAAGCCAGAGCTAAAGAAGCTATTATGTAAGTTTTGATCTTACCAAAAATGAACATTATTCAACTACTATCTTCTATCTTGTATTGGGAGGGGTCTATATGTCGAACCTTTGAAGCAGCACCAAAAGAAGTACCTAGCTTCCAGTTATACAAGCGAAGCCTATCAGCCTTTGTTTGAGGTGTTCTTAGGCCGTATGCGTCAAATAGTTTATTTCCCTTACCAGAAGCCCCTACAGACTTTCGTAACGACCTAGCCTGTTGTTCTTTTTGCGTCTTTTGATGGCGTTGTTTTTTGCGTATTGCCTTATCGCCCTTCGCCATTAGTGGATGCCTTCTTTGTTATCCTTCCAACGGGCGTATGCAGCTAAGGCAATGCCGCCGATAGCACACAGTAGGAAGATGGTTTTGAGACTATCTGCATAAGCAACCAGCCCCTGTAGTTGACCTGCTACCTCATTGAGGCCCGTAGCTGCACCTGCGATACCCGCACCAGCCATAGTCTTGGATTTAATAAGAGGTTTTGGAGCCTCTGCCGTGGGCTTTTGTACCATCTGAGGACCACCCTCATCAGACGGCAATTGAGCGTCACGGCTGAATATAGCTGCTTCTGCTGAACGGCGTCTGGTTAGGCCGCGCAAGGGAGTTAATTTACCATCTACCCGCGCCTTGTTCCATCTGAGAATCTGAGCGGGTACATCATCGTAATTTCCTGAGTTTAGGCGTTTTAGCAAAGTGGAGCTTCTGAATGCCCCGCCGCCTAAATTAAATACAAAAGATGTAAGACTGTCGTACTGCCCCTGAGAGAGAGGCACATTAACATACTTCTTAACGATCTTACCGTGTTCATCTAAGTCATCTTTAAGACGTTGCTCTGCTTCTGCTACAGTACAGGTCATGCCAGAGCGAATACCCTTAGTTGCGCCAAATCCCAGTGTCCATTTTCCCGCTGGGCAGCGATATGCGTGGACTAGGCCATCGTCTTTGAGTTTATGCAGACCTTCAAACTTCTTAACTATTTCGACGCAGTCTTGTGATATATTGTTAGGATGCATGTGTTACCTATTGAGTTTGTGCATAAGCGATTGGGTTGGGTGAAATAAAACCATCCCCCGAAGGTCCAAGGCTGGAAGGCGATGCTAGACCGTACAGGGAACCCTCTCTTGGGCCAGTATTGCCCGTTTGAGCATTGCTTCCTTGTATTTGCGGAAGTTCCGACAACCTCTGCATTGCGTTATTTAAGTTAACATTCCCCATTCCCACAGGCTGTCCCGCCGCATTAAAAGTGTTGATGATCATATTGCCGCTTGCATCGATGGAACGCTGGGTTACATATCCTTGCCCATCAATCCCGTTTTGGATTAACTGGCCGTTTTCATCGAAAGCAGTGCCTAGCGCGTAAAACTCTTGCCGCTGTTCAACACTTAAATCATTCTGTGTAGAGGCCATTTGAGCCATGCCAGCAACTGCTCTGACTTGAGTGCCATCTAATTGACCACTACCAGAAGCTAATTGGTTCTGTACTGATCGAATAGCGTTAACATTATTTTGGTAATTAGCCTGTTGGTTTGCGTAATTTACTTGTGCAGCAGGAACACCGCTTTGTGCAGAAGGATTCTGGTTGAAATCGTTTTGTAACTGATTCTGAAGTTGCGCTGAAGCATTGGAGTTGGCTAGTTGCATGTCAGCACGGGTTTTTTGAGCCAGTGTTTGATCTTCCGCGTAACGATTAACATACGTGTCGAATGTAGATGCAGCGCCATCAATGCCAGATTGGATGTTGCCTTGATTGTCAAGGCTTTGGGCTGCATATGTATCCGCTGAAGTACCCATTGTTCCTAAAGTTGTTGCAAGAGCATCCTGTTGCGTTCTATTTTCTAAACTTCTTTCACCCCTATCTGTATTTGCCTGATTTAGGCCTGTGGTTAATGCCTCATCCACTGCTGCAAATTGGGTATTCATATTTGTCTGATTTGCACGGTCTAGTGTATCACGATTGATCTGTGCATCTGCAAAGCCGGTTGCCTGATCTACAAAGCCCTGATCGACGGCGGTTTGGACGTTTCCAACATCGGTATCCACAGTATCAAATCGGACGCCCATATCTTGGAAGCCGGTGCCGATGTCCGTTCCCATCTGAGTTCTTGCTGCTTCAGCCAGAGCCTCACGGCCCTGAGATGCCTCATCTAAAGCCAATTGTCCTAATTGAGTTGTCCTTTGAAGGTCATACCTCTCCTTGTTGGCCGTGTTAAATCTCTCACCTAGATAAGTATTTAAGTCAGTAAATCCCTTTTGAGTATTAGCAAATCCGGCATTTTGGCTTGATTGCACACCACCAATCCCGCCCATGATCCCTGTGTACTGAGTATCACCTAAACCTGTTTTTGTAACATTAGTAACATATGTATTTCCCATGATGCCGACATCGTCTGCAGGTTGTTTAGTGGCTGCATTAGCAACATAGGCGGCACCTACAGCACCAAAATCAGTGTCAATTTTGCCGTCTCCTTGAAATGGATTACTGTCAAACTTAGCCATATAAAATCTCCATCGAAATTACGCTGTAGTGCGGATTGTAGTGGTGCCGCTCCTGTTGAAAGGTATGGAATGTGGTTATCTCTCCATCTATGAGTGGTGAGATTTTAGGATAGTAATTTAGGATTTCCTCTGCACTTACTAAGTGCATTTTATTCTATATTACCGTAGTTTAGTTGTGTAATCAGCATAACACTTTGTTAATAACTTTACAAGTACCTTAGTACTTACTCAAGGCTTCGTAGGCCAGTCACCTGACTCTAAGTTAGGCCAGTTAGAATGACTAGGTAGGTCACGTAGTGCTTGACGATACGCTGTCATATCATCACTCATTGTTACATCGGACAAAGCATAGAAGTCTGTCTCAGCTATTAAGTTATCTCGTGTAGCTCTGTTTGAGGTAGCTACATTTGCATCTAGCCCAGCCTGATATGCAGCCTCATGTTCAGACTTAGTTGTAGTAACGCCGTCCTCATCCGTGGTGTCAGCAAACATATCTCTGGCGATATACTTTTCTACCCAGTTGCCCAATGAATCTTGCTCAACACCATCACGTACTGAAATCTGATACTGTGTTGTAGTAGCTGCTGGACTGCGTAGGACTGCTTCCAAACTAAGAGCTTCGAGTACATTAGCATTCCATGTTCG